GCTTTCCCGGTCTGACCGCCGAGGCCGCCGCCAAGCTCACCGCCGACTTTGCCGACACCTGCCAGCGCTGCCCGTGGATTGATAAGCCTTGCCCCGACTACGAATTGACCAGCCTGCGCGGCAAGATCAAGCGCACACAAGCCCGCCTCGACGAGCTGGACAAGCGCACGGAGCAGGCCCAGCAGCCCGCCGACGGCGCAAAGTTCCCCGGCGGCGAGATCGTCCGCAACATCGAGGCCGACCGCCTCCAGATACTCTTTGACGAGAAGCCCGACGAGGAGACCCGCGCCGCGCTGAAACAAAACGGTTTCCGCTGGTCGCCCCGCTATAGCGCGTGGCAGCGCCAGCTTACCCCCAACGCCGAAGCCGCCGCCCGCCGCGCCCTCGGCCTGACCGAATAACAAAACTGCCCAGCAAGTTACCAGCAAGTTAAGCACCCGCCCCGGAGGTCACGAGGGCAGAAAGGACACCGCCATGGCCACGACCACGGCCCCCACAAGATACACGCTCAACCACGACGGAACGCTGGAAAAATGGTACTTGGAACACGACTGCGGCGAAATCGTCTATCTCCGCAAGACCTCGCGCCCCAAGTGGAACTGCTGCATGAAAGAGTTTCCCGCCGCCGAAGTATTCCCCGACTACAAAACCGCTCGTGCGGCGCTTAAAGCCCGCGCCTCCGCCAAAATTGCCCCGTAGACTTTTACACGCCCGCGTGTTATAATGCGACAAAACAAAACCGAACAGGGAGGCAGACCATGAACGAAGTCCCCGAAGTGTTCCCTGCATACCGCCTCGTCGCCGAATTTGCCGACGGCCAGCGCCTCGCCTTTGACGGCCTCACCGAGCAGCAGGCACAAGACCGCATGGAGGCGGCACAGGCCCGTCACGGCGATATATGCTGGTACGACCGTGTGACCGATCAGCACTACGAAAACGGAAAATATTACAAGCTCGCCCCGCAGCCGCCGGAGATCATCGTGATCGACCTGACAGACTGCCCGGACGAGCCGGAAAAGGAGGATTGACCATGCCCATACCCGAAAGCAAGCGCCGCAACAACGATATTTACAACGCCAAATGCGACCGCATCAGCGCCCGTCCCATTAAGCCCATCGGCAACGCCATCCGCGCCGCCGCCAAGGCCGCCGGGCAAAGCGTACAGGCGTATGTGCTGCAAGCCTGCGAAGAACGCATGAAGCGTGAGGGTCGCCCGCTGGAGCTTGACAGCCCCGCCGACGAATAACACAAATCCGACGTGCTATCGTGCAGAACAAAACCCCGGCAGACCGTACCAAAACGGCCCGCCGGGGCTTTTTTATCTTCTCTTGCTGCTGTACAGGTATCTGCACCGCCGCCGGAGCGCTTTTCGCCTCGCTTTCCGCGCAAAAAGCCGCCTCACGCCCTCCACCAGTTTTTCCACAAAATCCATGGTCTTTTCCTCCCATTCGCAAATTGTTTTTCCAGCGCCGCCCCGACGATCACGGAAACCCTTTCGCGCCACACGCGAAGTCTTGAAAAACTTGTTCCTATAAGGCCGGTTTTCCTGTTCCGCCGCCGTGGTGTTCCGGCGCAAGATCAGGCGGCAAAGCAGCCCTTACTCAGCCCCGCCGGACAGGCCAAAATTTTTTGCCGCTTATTATGTACGCGCGCGCGACGCGCGACGGGCCAGCGCATCCGCTTCCGGCAGCTCCTCCAACACCTCTCCCAGCCGCTCCATGGCCCTTGTGTGCCAATCACGGGCCGTGCTGTCCGCCGTCCCCATCCTCGCGCTGATCTTCGCCCAACTGTACCCACGCACATAGCGCATCACAATGGCCTCTTTGTACTTACCGTTCAGCGCGTCCAGACAGGCGCGAATACAGGCTTCATCCCCGGACAAAACCCGCTCCGCCTCCGCAATCTCCGCCAGCCGCTCGCTCACGCCGTTTTCCAGCGCCCGCAGCCCGCTTTCCTCCGTCGGCTTTCCCGGCGACGAACCGCGCGGCATCCCGTCACACGCCAGCCCTCGCAGTCCGTAATAATTGCCCTCCAATTCCGCCCGCTCCTGCCGCAGCAGGCGCAGCATCCCCGGAATTGCCTTGTAGTACAGGGCTATGTGCTTCACGCTGCCATACCGCATCCGTCGCCTCCTGTTCTTGGCTCTGCGCCAAAACTCCTTGCCTGTGGTGTCAATCCAACGTTTTCCCGAAGATCGGCTCTTTCGCGTCGCTCTCGTCCACATCCACCGGCTCGCCGAGAATGTCTGTCATGCGCCGGGCCAGCATATTGTAGCCGAACCAGTCCCCGCCCTCGGCCCACTCGTTGAACTGCCGGAATACGTCCTCCGTGGCGCGGACGGTCTCATTCAGCCGCTCCACGCCAAAGCCGAGGGCCTGACGCGCCCCCAGCGCATAGCATTTCACCACGATCTCCGCCGCTTCCCGCCGTTCGCCCAGCAAGGCCCAATCCCGGTTGCTTTTCGGTGCTTTTGACGCGGGCAGCACAAAACGTTCCGTCAGCAGGCCCTCCAGCTCCTCGTTCAGCTTCTTTTTCGCCCGCTCCATTCCCACGCCGCGCTTGTTGACGGCAAACCGCTCCAGCGCGCCGTTTGCGGCGTTGATCACGCGGTCAAGCCGGTCTTTCCCGATGCCGTAGCGGTCATGCAGCGCAACCATGAAGCACAAAGAGATCACATGGCCCGCCGCCTCCCGGTTTTTCTCCACCCGCTCGCTCTCCGGCGTTTTCCCCCGCAGATAGCGCGTCTGCGCCTGACGGGCCGCGTTGGTGCCAAAATGCGCCGGGATATGCTTATTTCTCCTCATGCTCCGCCTCCAGTTTCCCGCAGAACCGCCCGCACATGGGGCAGAACTCCGCGCACAGCACATTCAGCCCGCCGCCCCGCGCCGTGCTGTCCATCACAAGGCGGGGCCTGCCGTCCTCGCCGTATTCCAGCCAGAACGCCGTGCCGTCCACGGTCTCCAGCTTTTGGTGCCGCTGGCACAGGCCGCACACGGGCATTTCCTCCCGTTTCTGCTCCCTGTCCTCGAACCACGCCAGCTTTGCAAGGGCCACCTCGTAGCCCCTGCTGGAATACACGCGCCCGTCGTTGTCGTAGTGCGTCAGCCGTTTTTCCCACATGATGATACCTCCTCCGCCAGCTCCCGCCAGCGTTTGATTTCTTCCTTGTCCTCCGCCGTGATGATCTCTGTGAATTTCCAGCCCGCCGGGCGGGCGATCAGCTCCAGAAACACCCGCCGCCGCACAGGATAATCCCGCTGCATCCGCCGGACAAACTTGCTCTTGACCTCCACGATCTCCACGGTGCCGTCGGCATAGGTCAGCCGGAAATCCGCCGTGTACTGAACACTCCGCAGCTTCACGCCGTTGTATTCCCCCGCCGGGAACAGCAGAAAGCACGGGTGCGCTTCCCACTTCACGATCTCCCCGCGTCCGACCTTTGGCGCGACGGTGCCGACGTAGTATTCATACTCGCCCCGGCTGTCAAATTTCAGCCCGGACATGGCAGCGGCACGGGCCGCCGCCGTCACGGTGTCGCCCCGCTTTTTCCCGCGCCCGGCAAGCTGTGCCTCTGCCTGCGCCCGGTAACGGGGCGGCAGATCGGATAGCTCCAGCCGGTACGCCATTCACAGCACCTCTTCGTTCTTTTCTCTCTGCGTCGCTATCATGTCCGCGTAATGTAACTCCAGCACAAGCGGCGTTCTTTCCATGGCGGCATTCAGCGCACGGCTCCCTCCACGGAAAGCATCGTCATACGCGCCCATGTGCCAGCGGATGGCAAGGGCCTCGTCGTCCGTCAGCTCCATGTGCTTCATCACGAGATAGACAGACTTCTCCCCGTGTCCCATGGGTATCTGATCTTTCACGGTATAGTCAGGATATTCCCCGGCATAGTAGTTCGCCTTGCACACGTCATGCAACAGCGCCACGATGGTCTGTGTCTGCGGCGAATACAGACCGCGCAGATTGAAATTCCCCAGCAGGGCATAATACACATTCAGGCTGTGCTTCACCAGCCCGCCGGGATAGGCCCCGTGAAACCGTGTGCTGGCCGGAGCCGTGAAGAAATCCGTGCTTTTCAGCCACTCCAGCAGCTTGTCCGCGCCCGGCCTCACCACCTGTGACAGAAAAATTTGCTCGAAGCGTTCGGCATCGTTCATTTTCATTTCCTCCTTGGTCGATATATATTTCCTCGCCCGTGCCAGCACTCGGCGCGGCGCAGGATCACAACGGTATGCCGCTGTCCGGCGTTGCTCACCTTTGTTTCCACGCGGTTGAGCGTGTAGCCGGGGTATTTCTGCTCCCAAAACGCAGCGTCGTCTATGTACACGGTGCTGGCCTCCTCCAGCTTTTTGCGGCTCCACTTGGTATCGTTGGGCGGCGGTGTCTTGGGCTTTTCCAGTCCACGGCTCTGCCGCCAGCTTCGGGCGCACCGTTTGTTCTTGTTGATATATTTTACAAGGCCCTCCACGCTTCCGTGGTCAACGGTGAGATATTCCCCTCGTGTTAGGCCAATGCTGTTTCCGTTCTTATCGCTCCACAGCTCCTCCAGCACGTCACGGGTCAGTCCCTCTGTGTGCTGGATGATCGCGTGGTGATGATGGCGGCCACAGATCGTCCCGTCTGCCATCACCGTTGTGTATTCCGTGGCGGCTACCCACTTTGGGCGCTCCACGCCGTTCTTGTCGCACCAGCGATACACCCGCTTGATGTAATTCGTCCAGTCCATATCCGCCCGCTTGGTGTCTCCCGGCGCTGGCAGATGATCGTCGTCATAGGTTCCCGTCCACGAGAAGTCGCCCTTTCCGAAGTTGGCGTTTACAAGCTGCACATGGTATCTCTTGGAACGGTTGTCGTTGTAGGTCTGCTGGGCGAGGGTACAGGCTTCTTTCTTCTTTGCTCTCCGGCTCGCCTTGTGCTGCTTTGGTGTCACGGGGTACAAATCGACCTCCATGTATCCCGCCGTGGCGTAGTCCTTGCCGCAGATATGCTTTTGTTCCCGATAATACAGGCTCATGCGGCCACGCCTCCCTCGTTTTTGCGTGTATGCGCCGTCACTGGCTTGCATACGGGCCATTTCAACAGTCGTATGCCGTCAGGCACACCCCTGTTTCATGGCTTGTCTCTTAACTTACTGCTGGTATACCAGCCCATTGCGGCCCCTCGGCCGCAACGAAAATTCTCTCCGGCACCGCCGGAAACAGGTCTCGCTTCAACCGGCAAGGCCGCGCCGCTCTCACGGCGCGACCGCCCCCGGTCGTCAGATTGTCGTTTTCTCCGCCAAGATCGGCGCAAGCATCTTTTCTCTCGCCGCCTCGTAGAAACTCTTGTCCACCTCGAACCCGTAGGCGCTGCGCCCCAGCTCGTAGGCGGCGCGTAATGTGGTGCCGCTCCCGGCCACCGGGTCGATCACCACGTCGCCGGGGTCTGTGAACACTTCGATCAGGCGTTTCAACACGCCCACCGGCTTTTGCGTGGGATGTATCTTCGGGTACTCCTTTCGGCTGTCTCGCTCCCAGCGGAACCAGTCAAAAACCATGTGCTTTCCGCCGTCCTCGCCGACGTTGCGGAACTTCGGCAGCTTGTCCCGGTAGAGGACGACCGCAAATTCCGTCGCGCCCACGATCTTCATGTTGGCTTTTAATACCTGCGCGGAATAGTTCTTGCAGAAAAACAGCGGATAGCTTTTTGCAAATCCGTACCGCTTTCCGTACTCGATCACGGTCTGCATCTGCTCAAAGGCACAGAACACGATCATGGCCGGGGCCTGTCCCTTTTCCTTTGGCTCTTTCTTCAACAGCCTGTTGCAGAAGTGCATATACTCCGCGATCTTGAACGTACCGTCCGTGTGGAAAAAGCTCTGCTTTGCCAGCTTGCTTTCCCCGTTCTTGTTGTCACCGCCCTGATACCACATGGGATTGCTGGCATAGGCATCCGCGCCGATGTTGTACGGGATGTCCGCGATCACAAGCTGGGCTTTCGGCACATTGTACCGCTTGAAATTCTGAAAATTATCGTGGTATAGCTCGCATTTCATATCGTTTTCTCCCTGCGCCGCCGCATCCGGTAGCACAGCTTCCCGCACCTGCGGCAGCAGATGTAATTCGTGTGATACTTCCCGCCGTGCCGGTCGCTCCGGCGGCGTGTGACCTCTATGTATTCCGTCTTGCACGGGCTGTGCAGCCCCAAGCGGCAAAGCAGCGGCTTCATCGCCTGTCACCTCTGATTTTCCGCTCGAACTGCTCGATTTCTCCCACGATCAGCCAGCAGAGCCACGCCAGCACAACGCCGTCAACCCTGCTATCATGCACGATGCCCTCAAAGACGCATTCTGCGCCAATCCAGCACAGGCCGAGCATCACATACAGGAACAGAAACAGCAGCCCCTTTGCCGCCGCGTTCAGAATACGCTCTGTTGTTCTCCCGCTCATTCCGTCTCCTCGCTTTCCAGATGCAGCAGTTGTTGGAGCTGCTTCCAAATTCGTAGCGTCCGCTTATCCGTCTTATTGATACATGCCTCGATCACCCGCAGGCGATACAAGATGTCCTCCCTGTCCTGTCGTTTCCCGATCTCGACCTGTCGTGCGAGCTTCGTATAAGCGGCTTTTCGCGCCTCCTCTGTTCTGTACCACACACCCAGCTCTTTCCCGCTGGACAGGCCCAAGAACAGCCCATATTGCGCATCCCCGCCGCCTCTCCTCGTTTCGATGTACGCAACCTGATCGGGTGGCACAAGATAGTAGCCCTCGAAGTCGATCATTCCGCACCCTCCATCAGAAACACCATCTTTTTCCCCACATACTCGCACCAGTGCTTTTCAAGCTGTGCACCGGGGCTGTCCTCCCAATCCGGCAGGAACACCGCCGTGTCGGCGCTCTCCAGCATGGCAAAGCAGATGCGCATGTAGTCCGCCTTTTTCAGTCCCTCCGGCGTGACCGCCGGGGAAATCACCGTCACACCGGCCCGCTCCTCCAGCTTCTTTGCCGCCGCCGCAAATTTCTCCCTGTAGTTCGGGTCTCCCGTGATCTTTCCGGCCAGATACACTTTCATTCCTGTCCGCCTCCCAACTTCTCCATCTGCTTCCGCTTCCAGTTTTCTGTGTACTGCTCCATGCTCCCGTCAAAGCCCGTGCAGAGAAGCACATCATGCACCGCCTTTCCCTCGTGGGCGCAGTCTGAGCAGTTTAAGCCGTTGTTGCACGGCGTTTCACAGAACTGGCACATACAGTTTTCATTGCCGAACGGACACGGATTGACCGCTTCCACGATGATCTCCCGCCCGCAGCCGGGGCAGAAGTGCCAGCCGTTTTCCGTC